TGCGTAGATATTTTGTTTGCTCTGATACAATTTTTATGAACATACTTTATTTACATTATGGTTATAAAATCTTTAGGTAAATACTGGTAGAGGATCCAAAATGATAGAAATTACCGACAGTGCAAAGATCAAAATAACAGACCTACTAATTGAGGAAAATAATCCTAAAATTAAACTACGCACCTTTGTACAAGGTGGCGGTTGTTCGGGATTTACCTATGGTTTTACATTTGATGAAGAACAAAACGAAGATGATTTTGAAATATCTGTTAATGATTTTAAAATTTTAGTTGACTCAATGAGTATGCAATACTTGCAAGGTGCAATTATTGACTACAAAGATGATCTAATGGGTGCAAGTTTTTCTATAAAAAATCCAAACGCAACAAGCACTTGCGGTTGCGGTTCAAGTTTCGGGGTATAATAAATGGCACGACAAAATATTGACATAGGTACGGCGGGCAACGACGGGACCGGGGATAGCATTCGCGAATCTTTCCGCAAAGTAAATGATAATTTTAGAGAAATATATGCAATCTTTGGCAGTGGTGAAACCATTGGATTTGTCAACTTAGATGATGTAGATATAGATAAAAGAGATAGTAACGGCGACCTTGTCACACCAGTGCAGCCAGCAAATAGTCTAGAAGGGTACGCTAACCATGTTGTCACTGTTGATAGCCTCGGTAATAGTTTAAATCTAAAAGAAATATTTGTACCGGTAGATGGAGGTCTTAGCGTAGATTACAGTGATCCAGAGAAAATCACACTTAGAAATACTAGGGGTGATGTAAGTTCTGATGGAAGACCGAGATTAGGCGGTCCCATGAATGCGCAAGGATTTATCATAGGAAATTTAGATTATCCTGATAGCACTGCACTGAGTCAACTAAACACTGTACATGGGACTACATTTACTCTAGGATCCCTTGCAGTAAATCGAGACTATACAGATTCTACGTTTGTTGCCAAAGCAGGAAGCACAATGACTGGAGCTTTAAATGTGCCGTCAGGAGCAACAGGCACACAGGTTCCGCGAAGACAAGAAGTAGTGGGTAAAGCTGGCGATACTATGACTGGTGCACTTACACTGCATGATCATCCTGGTTCTCTAAGTGGCATAGTATCAACTGATCCGGAAGGATTGCAAGCAGCAACGAAGTTTTATGTTGATAGTAATTCTTATGCCAGTGTTATAAATCTATATGTTAGACAAAATGGTGATGACACACAGGCCAACACTCCACCCGGAAAAGAAGGTGGCAGCCAGGCATATGCGTTTGCCACTATAGGCGCTGCCGTAGTCAAGGCAGAAGAATTAATAAGTTTTGGTAGAGAAGAACCAGGACCTTACAGGCAAGTAATTACCTATCAAGATGGTTTTGAAAACGTTGCAACCACCGTAGACACAAAATTATTTTTACTAGGTAATTCTAGCAGCCTTGCCTATACTGATGCGACATATCTATTAGAGCAGAACAGAGAATTTATAAAAGCAGAAGTGGTTGCCTTTGTTAGTGCCACATATCCTAGCTTGGTTTATGATGAGATTCTCTGTGCAAGAGATGTAGGCTTAATCGTTGATGCTGTGATAATAGATCTAACAGTAGATGGCAACTATCAAAGTATAAACGCAGGACGTTCGTATTATAGAAACGCCAGCGGCCGATTGGCTAGAACCACACAGTTAACAGAAACAATTGCCGGTATTGAAAGAGCAAGGGTCATTGCCGCGCAAATTGTACAGAATATAACAGTAGTCAAGACTCTTACGGGTGCAAATCCTAATACAGAAACACAGGTCATTGACATAATTTATAACCACGTAACTGCCGGTGTTATTGCGGATCAAAACAGTTTGTTCACTATAGTAAAAGATGTCATAGAAGATTTCAGCACTGCTCCAGTGACCGATTTTGGTCCCGGTGTTTTTGAAATAAGTTTTTTCAACGGTGGCAACGGAGCAGTGGACCAAGGTGTAGACACAAATAGAGATATTACTCCCGGCAAAATTATACGTGGCATAAGTTCTGGTGCCACTATGCTGATCACAGAATATGCACCAAATGAGGATAGCACAAATTTTGACTTTATAAGAGGTAGACTCCTACGTGCTCCTATTACTTTTGCTATCGGCGAACAGTTAGAATTCGGTGAGCCAAATTTAGAAATACAGTGTACCATTCTTATTGAAACAGGAATATACTACGAAGACTTACCAATACGGATACCAACTAACACTACCATTCAGGGCGACGAGTTCCGTAGAGTGATTGTTAGACCAAGGAATAGAATAAGTCAAAGCCCTAACGTCAGAAGTTATTTTTACAGAGATGGCGTGTTTGACGGTTTACTTATTGGAAAAATTGATTATAGTGTTAATTATGCAGTCAGTGTAAATTTAACACCTAGTGCCACTACAGGCAATATGGTTTTTCAAATGTCCAGTGGCGTTGCAGATCGGACGTGGATTAACAAAATTTTGGAATGTTCGAATGGGCGTGCAATAATTACAAGCGTCAGTGGCGTCAATATCAGCGCCACGATAGTTGACCCCCTCAGTGATCCATTTGTAATACCAGCCGGTCAGTGGTTTATCTATGAAACATTTAATTTTGGACATCATTATCTTAGTAATCCCACTGACCCACTGTTTACGGGATCTATAAGCGGCACTACTCTTACAGTTTCAAGTGTAACCTCTGGAACTATTTTACCAGGAACGATAATTTTTGGCGCCGGCATAACTGCAGGTACCACTGTTGTAAATACAGAATTTACCGGCGAGATAACAGGTACAACACTAACGGTAACTGCAATAACATATGGACCTATAAGGGTTGGTCAGACACTGACCGGTTTCAACATTCCGTTTAATACCACTGTGACAGCACAACTTTCAGGCACTGCTGGTCTGACCGGAACATACAGCGTAAACACTTCAAGTGCTGTGGTGACAGCTAGCATCACAGGCACTACTATCACGGTCACTGCGGTATCGGCTGGTAACCTAAGAGCCGGCCAGACAATTACGGGTACTGGAATTTCTACGGGAACTATTATTACTGGATATGGCACCGGCACCGGTGGGGCAGGGACATATACTATCAATATCTCCCAAACAGTTGGGTCAATTACAGTAACAGCCACTATAATGTCCACAGACATCACCGCCGTAGGTACAGGCACAGGACTGACCGGCACGTATACTGTTGATACTAGTCAGACTGTTTCTTCAACACTCATAAGAACTAGACCTAAAAATAATAAAGACATGGATATGTTCTTATGGAATGATGCAGGTAAGATGCAGAATATCACTGGCCAGCAACATGGCGGATTTATGTGTGTATTGGATCCAACGGGAACGATAAGCTCAAAGAGTCCGTACTTCCAAAGTGCATCCTCTTTCAGTCAAAGTATAAACAGACAGGCATTCCGGGGTGGTATGTATATTGACGGCTTTGTTGGACGTTTACAGGCCAATGTTACTGCGGTATCCGGTACTGGTTTAGAGTTAACCTTATCCGGTTTAACATTTAGACGACCCGTGGCTCCAACGGCGTTTTATGACGACGGAAACAGATATCAGGTAGACTACATCAAATCATATGATGCAGCCACTGGAATCGCGGTAGTGGTGCTGGCAGAAAATACACCGTTCCTGTCAAGTAATGTTGCCATTACATTAGAAACACCAGGAAATAGGTCAATGTTAGCCAACGACTTTACCCAGATAAATGATCTAGGCTATGGTGTGGTTGTAAACAATACTGGATTAACGGAACAGGTATCAACATTTACCTATTACTGCCATACTGCCTATTTTGCAGTCAATGGCGGACAAATTAGATCAGTTGCCGGTAGTAATGCTAACGGTACTTATGGTCTTAGAGCCATCGGGTCAGATCCGACAGAAACTCCAGATACTGTGCAGTTAATAAATGCTACAAGTCAAACTGCTAGAGTTTACAAACTTGCACCAGTTGGTGCTGAATTTACTGCCACAATCGCTGGCAGTAATATGACAGTATCGTCAGTGGCATTTGGTACGCTGACCGCTGGGCAAACGGTGAGAGGTACCGGAGTGACCAGTGGCAGTTTAATAGACAGTCAAACATCAGGCACAACTGGTGGTGCCGGTGTGTATGTCTTGACCGAATCATCAACAGTGGGCGCGGCAACAGTGATGACTGCTTCTAGCAATATGAACCAGCTGGCAGTCAGTGTTTTCATTTATGCTTATGACTATAAGCCTACTAATACATCTGAATTAGAAATAGATCACGGTGGTGCAGTTGGTATCTTACGCTATGAAGTCAATACAATAGAAAATACACCTACTACGTACTTAGGCCAGACCGTGCTTAAATTAAATCTTAGTACAGCAGCTAATGATAATAGGACTAGCACTGGTCTAGGTGCATTTCTCATACATGATCAAGTTGTGAGTATTAGAACATTAACAAATTTTAAGATGGACGGTGTTGAAAACGTTCAACCTGTTCGTCCTAGTACCGCTTTGCAATTTGATAATCAGTTTACAGAAGTTTACAGAACTATTGCCTACAATCTTGTCGAATCCACAGGCGAACTACTGCCAGATAATCAGGCTATTCTTACCTCTGATGCGCCTTATGATTACGTTAAACCTAATTCATCTGCTGCAAACATTAGAACAGTAGATCCCGATAATTCGGCAAAGACCATGGGTGGCACGCTGGGCGATAATAAGATAGCTGTCGAAGATATAACTAGTCTAGAAGATGTTAGTAGACTTAATACAGGGGACTTGATGTTCGCATGGGGTGGTAAAACACACCTGGTCACAAATTACAATGCAGAATCACTTGGCACTCCGAAGGCAATTTCTGGTGCCACACAGGCTAATCCTTGCGTGATTACTGCGGTAGCACATGGATTAGTAAGCGGCGCCAAAGTTAATATTACTGGCGTGACTGGAATGACACAACTGAACAATAATAATTATTGGGTCACCGTATTAACTGCCAACACTTTCCAAATTTTTACTAACCAACTGCGTGTTACTGGCGTTGATTCTACTGGATTTGGAGCATATGTCAGTGGCGGTAATGTACGTAATAGGATTCCTGCGCACATTGAGTTTACAGACATCAGTGATAAAAACAGTCCAGTCACTGCTGCGAACGGAATAGGATCTATTTTCAGCACAACAGCATTAAGAACAATTCGCTGTGGTGCGAATGCAAACGCCACTGGTGTAGTTACTGTGCGAATCAGCACTTGTCGCGCAACTGGTCATGACTTTTTAGATATCGGCACAGGTGGATTTAATACAACCAATTATCCAAACACAATATTCGGAGCCGCGGCACAGGCCGCTGTTCAAAGTCAAGAAGTTTTTGAACAAACAGTGGGTCGTGTTTTCTATGTATCAACTGATCAGTTTGGTGTATTTCGTGTCGGTAGATTCTTTACTGTTGACCAGGGCACTGGTACAGTCACTTTCAGTGCTGCTATCGCACTGAGTAACTTAGATGGTCTAGGATTTAAACGCGGTGTGGTCGTCAGCGAGTTTTCACCTGACAACACAATGACCGCCAATGCTGTTGATACCGTGCCAACTCAGAGTGCAACACGAGGTTATATTGACAAAAGACTGGGCCTTGATCACAGCGGTCTCAGCGTGGGTATTGGAGATCGTATAGGACCGGGATTCTTGCCATTGAATGGCGCTAATCCAATGCTTTCATCATTGCAAATGGGTAGCAATCGTATACAAGGATTGGCCAATCCAGTGTCTGTGAACGATGCAGCCACTAAAGATTACGTAGATACACAAACAGAGGCATTCGACGAATTCAGTGAATTAGAGGATGTATACATTGAAAATGCCGCGCTGGGTGACATTCCAGTATTTTTAGGAGCAGGTAATGCTGTTACAAATGCACCACTAGCAGGCAATATCTCTTCATCTATTGCATATACAACTACTACCACATTGACTACTAATATTGCTACTACTACGCCTATAAGCGGAGCATTGGTTATGGCTAGCACCACTGGCTGGGACACTAGCGGCGGTAGATTTAAAATTGACAGTGAAATTTTCAGCTACAGTAATATCAGTCCAGCAAATACTCTAAATGGTATTGATCGAGAATTAATGAGCACTGTGGCTGCTACACACAGTCCTGGTGCCACAGTAGAATATGTGCCCAGTGCTACAGTCAGTCTGTCTATTGCTGCCGATAGCATTGTAAACGCACAGATCAATTCATCGGCGGCGATCGCCCAAAGTAAACTCAGCTTGAATGATGCTTCTACAACCGTGAAAGGCATAGCCAGTTTCAGTGCAACTAATTTTACAGCAGCCAGCGGTTTAATAAGCATAAAAGCGGGTGGCATTACCTTATCAAATATTGCTACCATAAGTGATGCTAGTGTACTAGCAAACTTTACAGGGGCTACTGCGGCACCCAGTGCTACAACAGCAGACACTGTGGTAACTAGAGGTCTAAGCAATATGTTTAGCAGCACTGGCGTACTTACACTGACTGCCACTGGTACACCAAATGACACTTTTGGTATCACCGCTACTTCTGCCACCGCCACTAACAGCACATTGGCATTGAGAGATTCTAGTGGAAGACTTGATGCCCAGGCATTTTTATTAAACAGTCTTGAAGTATTGAGCTATTCAAGCACAACATTGAAATTAAAAACTCCTGGTGGTGTTGAGGTAATAAGTGCTACGGGAGGAGCTGCTGCTAGCACACCTGTGACATTGACAGGACAATTTACTCTTGGACCTAGTTCGACGCTGTCTGCTACTTTTGCCACTACTGCAGGTACTGCTACCACAGCTACCACAGCTACCAATGCTGACGCACTGCTAGTAAGCGCCTCATATAGATCTGCTGCTACCACTGCTACGGCAAACACCATTGCAGCTAGAGATGGCAGCGGTGATATATATGCTAACTTATTCCAAGGAACCGCTACCAGTGCAAGATACGCTGACTTAGCAGAATATTATAGATCAGATCAAATATATGAATCGGGCACCGTGTTAATATTCGGTGGAGATCAAGAAGTTACAATTAGCACGAGACAGCAAGATAATACACTGGCAGGCGTGGTAACAACTAAACCAGGATTTATTATGAATCAAGAACTTCAGGACGGGGGAATTTGTGTGGCCTTGCAAGGCCGTGTGCCCTGTAAAGTAATAGGGCGTGTCAAGAAGGGTGAAATGTTAACTACATCAAACACTGCTGGACATGCGGTGCGCGCCTTCGATCCGCAGATAGGAACTATAATTGGTAAAGCATTACAGGATAAAAATTACTCCGAGGCCGGCGTAATTGAAATTGCAGTGGGGCGAGTATAATGGCACAACAACTGATAAATTTAGGCACTGCGGATCAAGGCAACGGTGATCCGTTGCGCACAGCCTTTCAAAAGGTCAATACCAATTTCACTGAAATCTACAGTAGATATCAACAAAATATCCCCGATTCTGCCATTGGCAGCGCAGGCGACAAGGCCGGCATGTATGCTGCCGATAGCACGCATTTCTATTACTGTTTTCAGGATTTTGACGGAAGCAGTGAAATTTGGCGTCAGATAACAGGCAGTTCGTTCTAACCATAGCACGGATCAGAGACACTGGTAATAACGGTAAATATACAAAAGAGGAATTTATGAAGATTACAGAATTGACAGAAGATTTTACTGATGATCATGATAACATCCTCAGTGAATCCTATCTAAATGAACAATTTGATATTGTAGAGCAATTGATAGAAAGCATTGCAGAAATTCATGGTGTTGATGTCGATCAGGTATGGCAGGATTTTGATCAGGCCGACGATGTAGAACTGTTAACTTTGGCAGAAGATTGGCAAAAAGTCAATAAGCGTGATAAGACTTCAGGCATGAGTAGAAAGGCAGTAAAAGCTTATCGTAGAGAAAATCCAGGTTCGAAATTACAGACTGCTGTAACTACTAAGCCTAGTAAGTTAAAAAAAGGTTCTAAAGCGGCAAAAAGACGTAAAAGTTTCTGTGCACGTATGCGAGGAATGAAGAAAGCACACGCCAGTGCTAAGACAAAACGAAATCCCGACAGTCCAATAAACAAGGCACTACGCCGTTGGAACTGCTGATAACCGTGAGAAATAGATGCCAATACAGTTAATAAATCTGGGAACATATGCCAACTCTGGTACAGGAGATGATCTACGCACGGCCTTTGAAAAAGTCAATAACAACTTCCAGTTCATAGATGACACCAGTGCGGTCACAGCAGAAAATATTGGTGCTGGCGCACAGATATTCAA